TCACCACTGCGGCTATCCTGAGAGTGGCTGCTAAAGGGTCCTCAAAGAACCCATGCGCGAAATCGTCTACCCACCGCCCCACCGGCCTTATAATGTCGTTTACAACAAAATCACCGATGTCTTCAACACGATCAACTACCCAGTCAACCGCACCGCGAAGTACCTTGAATACTTTCTTCCCGAAACGTTCTACAGCGGCCATCTATCTATTCCGAAGTAATGGCCCCATGAGGGGTTTCTTACCTAGTTGAATGTATACGACATACTCATCCGTGCCCTTAACCTGACCTATACTGAACAAGGTGTCAGAGTTTTGCTGCTGCGCCCTACGGTCAAACAACTTAAACGCATTAAGGAACACGGGGGTACGGAACGTAGTCATATAGTGCGTGATCTTTTTCTTCTGTAGGTAAGTAAAGTACTTGAACCCATTCAGAATGAAGTTACGCCCTGTATCTACGTTAAACGCACGCCCGACCATCTTGCGCTTGTTCTTACCCTTCCCTTTGTGCCCTATAAAGACCGTATTACCGATCTGCACTGCGTCAGTGCCGGGTATCGTCATCTCAGAGGCAATAAATGCTAGGTACTGGTCAGGGGAGTACTGATCCGTGGTCTGCTTATCGTTACTAGCAGCCATACCGAGGATCACAGGCCCCTCCAAAAGTCGTTCTTTGCTGTTCACTATCTGCATACTAAGACGCCGGAAGAAACAGCGCGGCTGAGTAAATGTTACCCATGCCAGCAGCTAGACTGAGGAAAGGCCCAACCGGGACCTCTGCGCTTTCCGAAAGGAACACAGGATCGTAGGCCGTACGGTTGAGTATTTTGGGCACGTAGTTACGCTTCATGTCGTCCAACAGTAAACCTGTTTCCAGCAGGCCGCTTGCTCCCATTGTATGCCCTACCAAGGGCTTGTATGAGGTCGCTATAAAGTCAGGACCTAGGGATCGCAATAAAGCCGTTCTTTCCGCAGCATTGTTTACTGGCGTACCAGTGCCATGCGTCTTCACCAACTTTACACAATTTGGAGGTAGATTGGCTATATAGAGGGCACCTTCTATAGCTTTGCTGTACCCACTCCCATCAGACCGTTGCCCCAGCGGGTTGGTGTTGTCTTCGGCGGAACTATATGCCCCGAGGAACGTAGCCGCAGGATCGGCCATGTTGGGGTGCTCCTTCTCAAAAACCATAACCGCTGCCCCCTGCCCAATATGAAACCCTTGGTTCCGTTCATCGAAGGCGGAGGGCTGCATGTCCCCCTCATCCTTATGTTGCAGGCTGGCTCCCGCTTCCCCAAAAAACTCTAAGACAAGATTGTTTACGCTATCCTCCCCGGTGAACACCACAACCCGGTCAAACCCAAAGTTATTCATCAGGTTCTGCATATCCATGAGGACTTTCAGGCTGGACGCACAGGCACTAGCATCCGTAGATACGTGGTCGTGCACCCCAAACATGCCAGCTATGCGTCCTGCATAGATATTAGATAGCACGATAAAGGGTACCTTTACCTTGTAGTGCAGTTGCGTAGAGGGATCTTTGTCATAACGCCCATTGTTGCCCATCCACCCTTGGTTACCTGCGGCAAACAGGAATCCGGTCTTACCCTTAACTGGATTATCACGGACGTAATTAAGGAGGTCTTCGTCCAAAAGCCCCTCTAAAAGTTTATGAGGAGGGTAGGACATCCCACGTTTAGCCCGTTTGAAGGTCTTAGGAAGGATATGGGCGTGTTGAGGGTACGGAATGTCATCGATAAGGGTTTTTTCGGTAGTACTTGCGGTGCGGTAATGCGTTATATAGATCACCCTAAATCCTCCAGTAACTCTTCGATGGAGTCGTAGGTGTCTTCAGGGTCAGCGGTCTTCTCCTTCAGCAGGTGGTCGTAGAGGTCCTGAACGGTCATACCTTTAGGTAGTTCCTCATCACCATCCTCAGGTATGCCATAGGCTTCAGCTAGGACAAAGTACGTCATTGCAACGTCCAAGCTATCTAGGTTAAGCGTATCCTCGTCCACTACATCATCAAGTGTAGTTGCGGGTATGAAATCGGAAGGTATGCTCTTCTGGGATAACGCAACAGCGTTAAAAAGCTCTAAAAAGTCCAACAGTCGCTCCTCTAATAAGGGTGCGGTAAGTATAGAGGACCTGATACTAGGAGCAACTAGAGCTTATATATTACTAATATACGACACCGCTACAGAGGCAGACGGGATACCGGAGTGGGGAGATGAGGCACTTTCCGTATGCAGATTAACGTCTGTGTCACTAGTAGCCCACTTGACCTCTACATATTGGGTCGCTGTAAGAGATACATGGAATAAGCAATGCAGGCTGGAGTAATCCCCCGGACCTACAGTGTATTTCTGTGCTGTGTACGCTTTGTTTGATCCATTTAGCGCAAGCCATACAAGGACGGTCTGTTCAGCAGCGTCGTTGTTTTCTACCTGCAGCATCACATCGAACCCGTATAGCCCATCGTTATCGACGGTTAGACGACTGCTACTGGCGACACTGACCGCATTACTCGTGTCAGTAGTGTTAAAAGTTACTGAGTACCCAGTATTAGTACCTGCAGCCGACTGATCGGCTGTGCTGTAGAACATACCGTGAGGGGAGTATAGGAATTTCCCTCCCCCATCAGTCCGCAACAGGGTATCTAACGTACCGGTTAAACGAATAAAGAATAGCCGAAGCACTCCGCTAAGCTGGTCCATGTATGGGCGGTTATACATGTCCGTTGCTTGAGGTAGAGCAGGAGGGGCTCCTCTATATATCTCATTCGCCATTAGCGTCGCCCGTCAACCCGCATATCAAATCGCGGGGAACCTAACTGCCACCTGACCCCTTCTGCGGTAGATTCGACCTTGAGCGACATTTGCCGCCCCCGCACACGGGTGTGTATCTGCCCTGTGTACTGTTCTACAGGAGAAGTAGCCGTGCGAGTTACCGCCCCCGAACTATTACCACTCTCAGACGTTGGATCGTTATAACCAGACCCGGAGTTAGCCAAAGGCAGCAAGGATATGGTTGCGGCGGGGGAAGTAGCTGTGGACCCCTCAAATACCATATCGGGCATAACACGGCTGATTAAGGCAAATCGATGCCCGTCATCAATATCGAACTGCCCAGAGGTAATACTTGCTGTTATTGCGGTGGTAGTCCCAGTCTCTTTATCGTCCGCACCGACTTCGTGGTCTACGAGGTTGTAGGTATAAGTTGCGGCTAAAGGGCTATCCCGCAGGCCGGAATCCATCCACGCTGTGCGAGCCATCGTACCGTAGTACCAAGTCTTATCTAGGTAGTTATAGACGACATACTTATCGATAGTTGTACTGTCGTCAGAGCAGTAAAACCACCACACTTCATGGAAAGCCTCATTCGTACCCGCGAATACTTGGTCATACTGAAGCGTATTAAAGTCGTCAAATACGTACCGACGAACCGTACATGGCAAGGGCTGCGTACGCCCGTCATACATGTAAAACTTGTCTTTCCCCATCCAGAAGGACACTCCATTGGAGTGTGCGACCGCGTTTTGGGAGGCAATAGAGACATTATCCCCGACTAGGTTAGCCCCCCATACAGCAGGAGGGCCTTGATACTGCAGGGAGTACAGAGAGGAGTCAGTCCATACTAATATCTCTTCTCTGGACTGTCGGGCACTGATTATCTCTGTACCCTTAGACAAGCGCAGATCTCCTGCCTGATTAGTAGCTGCAGGAGTCCAGTTCGTAACACTCTCTTGGTCAGACCAACGTATTAGCATAGGGTCTGTTGTTCCGCTCCCTAACACATTAGTCCCCATGCAGAACACAAACCTACTTACGTCAGATACAAATACCAGCCGTTGTGTAGTAGGGACATCGGATGCACCAGATAGCGATGTAAGCGCAACTGCCCGAGTAGATAAGCCGTTCGTAGCGTCCCAGTAGTACACAGGGCCATCACGAGGCCCAAATACAAGATCTTCCCCGAACTGTGCTTGGGACCAAAGGCGTATATTTTCAGTAGACGATAACCCTGTACCCCATGTACCTCCACCCCAAGTACCTGCGCCCCAGCCAACTGCAGGCACCTCATAGGCCTGCCCCGTGGTTATCTGGTACTTCCCTACAACAGAACTTCCACCATTTCCACTATCGGAAGCATTTGCGGCTACAGCAACTCCGGTCGAAGGGTTTTTGGCTGTGATCTTGTAGCTATTAGCGTTTACAAGTTCAGCTACTTGGTACTCTTGGTTAAGGACTTCCGCAGTTATAGTCCCACCTAACGACGCGGCCCCTGTAAACGTTACAAAATCGTTCTTAACGGCCCCATGAGAGGAATCTGTGACGGTTAGGGTACTGCTCCCGTTAGTGGCAGCAAAAGTAACATCCCCGGCGGAAGTAGTAGCACGTAAAGGAGTTATATCGTTATATGCTGCCCCTTCCTCAAGGTAGAACTTGAGATGAGTACCCACCCCTATGTACTGGATGCTACCAAGCGTTACCCAACTTGATAGCGACCTGCATACCCCTAGAAAAGTAGACGAAGATATTCGTTGCCAGCCCCCTATTTTTTCAGGGTACCCACCACGAAAGCGAACCTTGTCGCACTCATACCAACCGGGCTCACTGGTATACCGGCTTACTTCACGGTTAACCCCCGGCTTGAAGACCATCTTTTTAAGTGGCATGACACACCTATAATGTTTGCCCAAAGATAGGGGGCAATGTAGTTACAGTAATAGACACACTCTGCTTTAGCTCTAAAGGTTCCCCACAATCCGAACACGTTGCCGCAGCTAATTCCGCCTCATCTAGGTCAAATCCGCAGTACCCACAGACTACCTCGATAGTGTGCAGGGGCTCGACTGCATCCCCATTTGTGTGAGGAAACACGACTTTACGCATATTCACCCGTGCGTATCATCTTGCAAATCTCTATGGCCCTGCCCCCTACCTGTGTAGCCCACCTACTGTCGTAGAACTCTTCAGAGGCTCGATCAAAATCCTCCTCTGCCATCGCGGCCAGAGCTTTTACAAACCCCCGCAGGCGGGTCTGCCCGATGTTGAAGGACAGGTCAATCATAGCGTGCTGTCGAGCCTCGTTAAGCGCCGGGAACCAGAAATACTCCTCAGTCAACTCCGTCCGGACCCGTTCTATATCGTTAGTAAGCAGGTAGTCGATTTCGTCATCGGATAGCCCAAGACCAGACTCAGACACATTGCGGCCTACGCCGATTGTTTCGTGCCCCTCACTACATAGATAAACATGGGCTTCTACGCCCTCATGGCGGCGTAGCATTTCGATCAATTTGTCCATTAGTCCACCAACTCTTCCTCAGGCGCTTCCTCAGTCCGATGCAAGTCCTGATAATAATCTACTATGTTCAGGATCTGACGTAGGTACCGCTTTATATCCCCCATATTGGCAGACAGGTTCTCGTACCCTTTGGTCGTAAGGCCGTACCATACATTTACGGGGGCCTCCCCGACCTTCAGATCCGTAATGTACTGCTCCATCTCACTGGGAGTAAGAATCTTCCATTCTACGGGTAGGAACACAATCTGTTCTGGTAGCACCGGATGAAACACAGGCGCAGGCTTTTCTATCGTAACTACCTCAACAGGTCTAACTTGCGGGACAGGTTCAGGCCTATCTAAAAGCGCACAAGAAGGCAGGAGCAGACTAGCGAGCAGGATCAGTGATCTGGGCAAGTTCATCGCCAACCCCTTCCGTAGCTTTATTGACAATTTTCTCAATTAGACCGGGTTTTCGTATAGAAAGGTTGTTGAGGTCGTGCCGAGCGAACTTCTGGCGCAAGGTGGACACTTCTGTCGCAGCCTCCCGGTTTTTTTGCTCCAACCCTTGAATCTGTTCCTGCTGCTGTTTTTGCGCCTCTATAGCACGGACGATACGGTCATTTTGGGCTTTAATCGTACCTTCCAACACTTGTTGGTTATCTATTGCTGCTTGCAGTTCAACACGCAACGCAGCTTTTTCGACTTCTGATCTATCGTAATAAACCTTAAAAGAAATCCCGCACATGACCAGTGCGGCTCCTAAGACTCCCGCAACCTGCCACATTACTTACGCGCCATGTACGCCGTAGCCCCGAAGTACAAGCCCACCACAGACGCCTGAGAAAGAAATAACATATCACTCAGGCTTGCAAGCGTAGCTAACCGTGCTTCGGGTACAAAAGGCATCAGGGGCAGAATTGCAAATCCGCACATGGAGCACATCGCTACCCACGCCATGCGGCGCTGGGTGTCAGCCTTTTCCTCCCGCATCTCCAACTCAAGCATGTCTTGCGAGCGGCGAATCTCGTCATCTGTAACCGTGCCGTCACCATCTAAGTCAAACTCAGCGTATTGAGATTTAGGTTCCAGTTTTTTAGACATCTAGTCAGCCCCATAATAGAAAAGAAAAAACAGCCAAAGAGCGGCCATCGACATTAAGAAAACGCCGACCATGATACTTAGCACCTGCCCAACATCCCTCCAGAATGCAATCCGCCTTTTCCGTTGAGCTTTAATTCGCGCCACTTCCTTAGCGGCGTTTGCCTCGGCCTCGGCCATTCGCGCCTTGATGCTTTTGTACAAATCTCCTTGGCCCTGCAACAAACAAACGTCGTGCAGCATCCGGTCGTAGTTGGCGACTTGGCGGGTGACGCTCTCAAGCCTCAAAGCCTCTTGGTAACTCATCTTCCCAGCAGCTTGGACTTTTTCGGCTTCTTTCGCGGCCATTGCAGCTTCAGACCAAGAGCCGAGGATCGAGCTAAGATCACGACCGTGGCCGTGAGCATCACGAAGACTCTGGATGCCTTCATTGACTGCTTTCAACGCAGTGAATGCGGCTGTTAATTCTGCGATCATACTTTTATGTCTATCGTAGACATCGACCGGCTGATGTCGGTAACAAGCATTTTGTTCCCGCGTAGCTGGTAAAGCTGAGTCTCAGAAATTTCTGTGACTTTTTTGACAGGAGCGCCGTCAGACGCCATGACTAACTCTTGCATCTGACGATTGGCGACCCGCCTCCACGCAATTGCTGGCGGATTCCCGGTCGTCTGGTCGATGCTGTTAATAGCCATATTAAGTCACAAGTTTTAGAACCTGCGGGAAAATCACTACAACGATCAGGGCTCCGTAGATGCCCCAAATCATGTTTTCGAGCTTGTCGAACCGTTTCGAGCCACGCTCAAGACTCTCTTCAATCGCTTCGTATCTAAGCCGACACTCTCGTTCGTGGGCCTCGATTTCAGCAAGAGCTTTATGGGCGGGGTCTAATTCGTTCATTGGACAGATACAGCCTCATCCGGTTCCGCTACAACACTGATGGAATCCCGTAAGGCACTCTCTCTATACCCAAGAGCTACCTGCAGATTAATTAACGCCTGCTGGTTAGCGAGTACCGCTCGCTTGTGCTCATCCATCTGTCTCTTAATGAGTATGACCTGTTCCAAATGGATCTTAGCGTCAGTGCTCAGATCCTCTATGTTGTGGTCAGTCCCATCAATTTGAACAACTGCGGGAGTTTGCTGTGCTTCTTCGCTCATGATGCTATATACGCCTTGCCGTTGGTTATCGCTGCCTCTGAGGCAGTCATGTCCTCAGAGCCCCAGTCCTCAAGAGCAACCATGATTTCAAGATGTTCTACGTTTCTTGAAACGGTGTCTTTAAGTTCTTCGGCTGTCATATTCTCTTTGTAAGCCGGGTCTGAATCAGTCCTAATGATGTCAATCAGGGCAACTGAATGCCCCATCGCTGTGTAATCTTGAGCTTTTTGCTCGGTGGTACGTGGTTCTGCTGCCATTATATTTTCTCCTTGATCTCTTTGAGTTCTGCCGAAAGTTCCTGAATTGCTGTAACCAGTATTGGGATGATGGCCCCCGGAGCGACCCTCTGCCTACCATCAGCCTCGTCTTCTGACCACATATCAAACCCGTCAGATATTTCTGGATGCGCGTCGATAACGGCCTTGACCTCTTGGGCGATAAAGCCATGATTGGTTTTGTCGTTCATTTCGCGTTCTTCCGAGTCTTCATAAGCAAAATGATCTTTGGGTAAATCCTTTTTCTTTTTCCAATTGAAGGTTACGGGTCGCAGATCATTGATGAAACTTAGCCCTGCCTTCTGATCTTCAATGTTTTCTTTATAGCGAACGTCTGATGGGGCAGTTATTGAAGTCGCACCAAATGCAATTGCAGAGTCCGTCGATCCGTTTCCAAAGCACAAAGAGTCATCTGCGTTGCCCGTAACATCTCGCCCTAAAACGATCTGATTATTACTGTCGCCTGCACTGGTTCTAGCACTTCTACCAATGATTACGTTGCTGTCTCCAGTCGTCAGAGGCACAGTGTCTTGGCCTGCGTTGCCCCCGATAATTACATTTGATGTTCCAAGAGAGACGCTATATCCCGCCTGATAGCCGAGAGCCACGTTATAAATATAAGTTGCAGAAGTCGTGTAATCGGAGGAGTACAAGGCTCTGTAGCCGACAGCGGTACTGCCGTGGTCATCTTGATTGGACCTTAACGCGTTGTCGCCCACGGCTACGTTGTAGATGCCCGTGGTATTGCTCGTCATGGCTCGATAGCCAATGGCCGTATTGTCTGCCGAAGTGGAAAGTTGCAGCGCAGCACCACCAACTGCCGTACTGTTAGAAGCTGTGGTCGAGCTTTCAAGCGACCCAAAGCCCAGCGCGGTATTACCCGCAGCGGCTCCTTTAATTTTTGAAAGAGCGTTTCTACCTACAGCAGTGTTGTAATCACCTGTCCCGGCTAAGTCAGCGGCCCCTCCACCAGCTTGGTGGCCGACGTAGGTGTTGTAATCTCCGGTCGTTAATTCTTTTCCTGCTCTGCCCCCGATCATCACATTTTGAGTACCAGAGGTCAGCTTCTCCCCTGCAAAAGTTCCTAACGCATTGTTGTAGTCTCCAGTAACATTGCCGTCCTCCATTGAATAAGTACCAATAGAGACGTTCTGCGTCCCTGTAGTAATGCCGCGACCTGCATGCATCCCTACGGCCACATTGTCTGTATCTTCATCAGACGCAGGGTCTACTTGAAATAAAGCCTGATAGCCTATGGCAGTATTCCTGTCGCCGACAGTATTTTCTTTAAGTGCTTGGGTGCCTACAGCCGTGTTTAGATTTCCCCCAGTTGTGCTTTCCGCCGCGCCATATCCCACCGCTACGTTACTACTAGCAGTTGTCACCGCAGCAAGAGCGTGTCTCCCTACGGCTGTCGTATTAATCCCTTCTGTCAAGGAAGTAGCCGCACCTCTACCCACGGCAACGTTATCCGACCCAGTGGTAATTGCATCCAGCGCCGTATAGCCGACAGCCGTATTGTTGTTTCCCGTGGTGATCTGCTGCATTGCGAAGGCACCAACGGCGGTATTAGCCCCACCAGTAGTGGTATTTTGGAGCGCCGAAAATCCAAGAGCAGCGTTGTAGCTTCCAGTAGCCGCAGCAGAGGAGCCGCCCCCGCCAGCGTTGTAACCTACAATCGCGTTGTATTCGGCGGTAGTAGCTTCTTCCCCAGCGTAGTTGCCTACATAGACGTTCTGATCGCCCTCGGTGAGATTCTCTGCGGCGGCAGTGCCAATAGCTACGTTGCTGTGACCAGATGTGTACCTTGTCAGTGCCGCATAACCGATGGCGGTGTTGTACTCACCTGTCGCAGCGGAAGCAGAATCTCCTCCTCCAGCCATATAACCTAGAGCGGTAGTCCCGTTTGATATGGTTATTTCTTCGCCTGCAAAAGCCCCGAGAAGCGTATTGTAATCACCAGTGGTGAGTTCTTCTCCCGCTAAAAAACCCACTGCAGTGTTGTAGTTGGCGCTCCCGCTCTGATCCTTTAGAGACCCGTACCCGACAGCCGTGTTGTAGTTGCCAGTAGTATTGGACATCATCGAAAAAGAGCCTACTGCCACGTTGTAAAACGCAGTGGTGTTAACTTTTAGGGCTTCTCTGCCAATCGCGACGTTGGCCATCCCGCTCATTGTCGCCCCAGCGTCTCCATACATCGCAAGGTATCCCATTACCGTGTTGGAATGCCCGGTAGTTGTGTAGTAGAGAGCTTGGGAACCCATAGACGTGTTGTAATAGCCGGTTGTTAATTTTGCTCCAGCAACATAACCAGAAACCGAATTATGAGTGCCCGTGGTTACTGAGTTCATTGTGGCACGACCAAGCGCCGTGTTGTAATTTCCTGTCGTTTCAGCAGCATTAGAACCGAACGACGCATAACCGATGGCCGTGGAGTAGGTTGCGGTAGTGGCCTTATTCCCCGAGTTGTATCCTATGAAGGTATTTTGGCTACCAGTAGTAACATCAGTTCCGGCATGCCGTCCCACCGCAGTGTTATAAGTGGCTCCGTTCTGGTTGGCTAAAGCACCATTACCGATGGCTGTTGCGCCAGACTCTGTGTCTTCTGCGCTAAGAGCGTTATAGCCTACCGCTGTGTGGTCACCGCCGGTTGTAATTGCATCTCCAGACAAAGCTCCAACAAAGACATTATTAACCCCGGTGGTTAACTCGTACCCAGCATTGATACCTATTGCTACGTTATAGGTATCAGTCTTGCTAGCAGGGTTCGCCTTTAAGAGAGCGTTGTGACCAATAGCCACGCTACGGTCTCCAACAGTATTTGCACCAAGGGCGTTAGACCCTATCGCGACATTAAGGTCACCAGTGGTTACTGCCTGAAGAGCTTTAAACCCTACAGATGTGTTGTACTCGCCTGTCACATCGTCAGCAGAAGCTCCTCCGCCAGCGCTATAACCTAGAGCGGTAGTCCCGTTTGATGTGGTTATTTCTTCTCCTGCAAAAGCCCCGAGAAGCGTATTGTAATCTCCAAGGGTGATGTCTTCTCCCGCTAAATAACCCATTGCGGTGTTGTAGTTAGCAGACCCGCTCTGAGCCTTTAAAGACCCAAACCCGACAGCAGTGTTGTAGTTGCCAGTGTCATTTGCAGTAAGCGCCTGAGAGCCCACGGCGGTGTTGTAGTCTCCAGTAGTAATTTCCTCCCCAGCTTCAACGCCTATCGCCGTGTTGTAACTAGCGGAACTGTAACCGGTATTACCAGAAGGATCAGAGCCAATCCAGATTGAATTATTTTCTTTAAGCGCCGGGTCAAGGACGTTGAGTTCTGCTGTAGTGCTTGTAACACCGTCAAGAATATTTAGTTCAGCGGCTGTGCTTGTAACACCGTCAAGAATATTTAATTCTGCTGCTGTACTAGTTACAGTTGTGCCATTAATAGATAAAGCATCAGTCTCTAAAGTTCCATCAATATCAGCATCACCAGATACATCCAAAGATCCTGCATCAAGTTCTCCGGTTAGTGTGATGTTCCGGAAACTTGCTACGTCTTTATTGGAATCTACTGTGACTACTTTACTGGCTACTACAGTCCCTACTGAGCCGCCAAGATCAATAGCGTTAAGCTCTGCAGCGGTAGCTGTAACAGCCGTACTCCCGAGAACTAACTGCCCATCAGGGATGACGATACGTGCGGCCCCGGCGAGGATGAGGTCGTCCTCATCTTCGTCCCAAAGCATGTAAGCACTAGCTGTAGCACCAAAGAATTTAACGTCGTAACCGGTGTCATTAGCGCCGACCGTAACCGTGTTGTCGATCTGGACAGCACCGTCAATATCTACAGCATCAAGGTTGGTCGTACCGTCTACATCAATATCACCAGATATATCTAGCGAGGCTGCAGTAAGCGCCCCGGTAAGCGTGACGTTCCGGAAACTGGATGCATCTTTATTAGCATCCACCGTTACAACTTTGCTGGCGACTACAGTACCTACAGCAGCACCTGTGTCAGAGTAATTAAGCTCCGTCGCGGTAGCCGTTACACCGTCAAGGATATTTAGTTCAGCGGTTGTGCTGGTTACACCGTCAAGGATGTTCAACTCAGCAGTTGTGCTGGTTACACCGTCAAGGATGTTCAACTCAGCAGTTGTGCTGGTTACACCATCAAGGATGTTCAACTCTGCGGCTGTCGAACTAACCGCCGTACTCCCAAGTACTAGCTGCCCATCAGGAATAACAATACGTGCCGCTCCTGCGAGGATGAGATCATCAACATCTTCATCCCACAGCATATATGCGCCTGAAGTAGCTCCGAAGAATTTAACGTCATAGCCGGTGTCGTCTGCGCCGACTGTAACCGTGTTATCAATCTGGACAGCACCGTCTATATCTACGGCGTCGAGGTTGGTCGTGCCGTCTACGTCAATGTCACCAGATATATCTAAGGAAGCCCCGGTCAACACCCCTGCTACGGTAAGCGTAGACGCCATATCTACGGCACCATCTATATCTACAACATCTAGGTTGGTCGTACCATCTACGTCGATATTCCCAGAAATATCTAACGATGCCGCTACAACTTCCCCAGCAAACGTAGCCTGAGTCGTTCCAGTTGCGATAGACATAACTGTCGTATCGGCGTCGTTCTTGATCGTGACATCAGTGCTACTACCTTGACCGGTAATAATGATGCCTTCCGCGCTGGTG